GAACTCTGACGTGGCTGTAATGATACCAGCCGTGATGGTACTTGAACTTACATTTTCAGTACCACCAGCACCAGCATTGATACCTGTTAGGGATGAACCATCACCATAAAATTTTGTTGCTTGTACTGATGTGGCACCAGTTACAATACCGAGTGTAGAAATACCTGATACGACTAAGGTATTGGTAGATACATTATGAGTATTTGCAATACCTGTAAGATTAGAACCATCACCACTGAATGATGTTGCAGTAAGAATTCCAGTTACTACATCTGTAATAAACCCAGCACCATTTGTTAGTTCATTATTGTTGGTTGGTATTGTAGGTGTATTGGTAAAATTATTATAGTCTAAGTAATGTGATGCAGCTTGACTGTTCAACTGAATTGAATTGGTTGCAGTATCTGCATTACCAATAAGATTGCCAAAGAAACTAGTTGCGGTTACAACACCAACGAAGAAACCATTACCCTCCGGACTCAGTGTGATTCCACTACCAACTAATATTCCACTTCTGGCAGTAATCAATCCAACCGAATCAATATTAGTTACATCTTCATAGGTAATAGTTCCACCAACACCAAGGCTACCTGTGAATTGAACATCACCATCAACATATAGAGATTTATCAGTTACAGCAGACGTTGTATTAATACCAACAGACTTGACAGTGTGGATACCAACTGAATCAATAGCCCACGTTCCTGCTGCACCAACATTACCAAATTTAAATAATTTATGCTTGTCTTCCCCAGTTTGATTTAAATCAATCTTGAGAGCCAATCCATCGAAGGCATTAATATTTGTGGTAATACCTGCGATATCATCAAGATATTGAAGTCTGGTTTCTCCACCACCACCTTGAACTTCTACCTTCTGAATGGTCTCGTAAACCATCTTACGAAGCACATCCAATTCCCGTCCCAGACGGTTTACGTCGTTTTCTTCTTCAGAGATGATTTCTTCTTTAGGAACAAGAACGTCTAGATTATCTTTCCACCTCTCTACGTTTTCGGAGAGTTCTTCTTGTTCTTGCTCCAGTTCTGCGATTTCTTCTTCAAACTTCTCAGCACCGGGAGAGGGTTGTAAAGGTTCTGGAGAGACAATATCAACTGATTCAACCTCTGTCGGTGTGTAGTTTTGTTTCCAGTCATCAGTCTTTACTGGTTCTTGTGGTTTATCGAAGAATATATTCTCAAATATTTTAGCATCTTTCTTGACTTTATCTAATTCTTTCTGCTTTTCTTTCTGCTTTTGTTTCTCACGCTTTTTTTCTTCCTTAAGACTTGTAAAAAGATCTCCAAGAGAGATTTCCCCAACAATATCTTTAGTTTTTTCTTTTTCCTTTTTCTTCACTTCTCCAATTACGGAAAAGAAATCCCCTAGATCATCCATTAGACAGAAACCGTAGGGAGCGCCATTACATTACCTTCAAAAACTTTAGATACTGTACCAAGTCCTGAAGTGACTACAACATCATAATAATTTCTACCATCTGTGATAGAAGTAGTTACACCCACTGTCATAGCTAAACTAATGATACCTGTGGTGGATGTGATACCAACAGTAAAATCCTGAGAGATCTTCGCCTCTGGAAACTTTCTGACTTTAGCAACACCACTATATCCAGTTAGATTAAATGGTGTCTTATCTGGATTTTTAAGTTCCAAATCCTGATTAAAGTCAGTCCCCTTGTTAATTTGAATATTTAATCCTTGAGGTGCTATCATCAGTCTTTCTAATTATTTAGATCCTTGTTAACGTTCTTTAGCATTTTTTGAAGATCTGCTGTAGATCCAACAAAAAGTGCATTGTTTGTTACCGTAGTGGGTCTATCTTTCTCCTCGTTTACATCCTTCAATTTCTTCTGAAGATCCATCAACTTATCTGTAGCATCAGATACACTTTTAATCAACTGACCTGCAACCTCATAAGCACGTGGCATCTCACTCTCCTGAGCCAGTTCTAGGATACCATTAATTGCTTCCTGTCCCTTTTCAATGATTGAATATAGATTACCCCTGGTGTAGTCATAATCCTTACGGATATCTTCATTGGAGTTTTCAAACTTTGCAAGTTTAGCCTGGGAATCATCAGACTTAACCTTCTCTATTTCAACAGGTTCAACGTCGAAAGTTTCGTTGAGCTTTTCATACTTATCCATAAGTTAATCTCAGAAAGTACTTCCATCAAATCCAAAATCATCTCCAACCTCAATCTTAATATTATCAGCCTGAGTGATATTGTAAACGGGTGACCCAAGAACGTGGTTCTGTAAAGGTGTCTTATCCTGTGATCTCCTAACAACTAACTTATTATCAGATACTGTTTCAACATACATCTCTTCTTGACCAATATAGATGTATGTGTTCTCCTTGATTGCGGAACCATTCTCAACATCAATAATGTTCTCGACCATATCAACATTCTCTGCAAGGAGTGTCGCAACACTTCCATCATAATCTTTGAGTGCTCTAGGTGTGACCTGATAGGTAACATCCCTCTCGTATCCACTTGATTTGGAACCAGCGATGTAACCAATAGTAGTCTTTCTGATAACGTCTCCAGATACATCCTTGAGAGGACCGAAGACCATAGTCTTCGCTGTAAATGTGAAAGTATAGAGAAGTGCTCTTCTTGTGTCGAAATTGCCCTCATACTCATCGGTCATCTCAATGTTCTCCAAAACAACAGGAACATTGACTACCTGATCGTATTCACCAAGGAACTTAATGGGAAGAGTATATCCAGGTTGAAAATATGGAACAATCTGTTCTGTAATCTGCAACATATCATCATTCAGTTTTGTATAAACTGAAAGGGTAATCGTCATGTTGTATGGGACAGGAAGAAAAGTCTTTTTTGCCTCAGAACCATCAGGTTTAGTAACTACAATTACTTGAGTTTGGGTAGATTTTCTCGATGGATCGTATGCCAGTGCTGTAAATTCAAATGACATCCTAGGTAGGGTCATTTGAACCGGATGATTCAAATCAGGGCTCTGTTGCAGCCGTGCAAGGAACTTTTGTGTGGGACCATATGCAATGGGAACTTTAATAACGCTAGAAGTATCATCCTGATCATCTTTCTTTTGGATCTGAATTCCATTAAACAAGGAACCAAAACCAATAATGACGGATCTAAAGATCTCGTTATAAAAATATTCAAACATTATGTTACACCACTATACACCTATTTATGGCATACCAAAAGGATTCGTAGCTGAGAAGTCAATAATATTATCAGCAGCACTCTCAATAGCTTGATTGGAAGCATATGGATCAACACCTTCAGTATCAATACTATTAATTACAAAGGTTGCTCCAGAAGTTTCGCCCACCAAATATTCACCTGGTACAAAAGTACCTCCAATCACACCGAGTTGCATAAAGTTAATATTAGCATTCCAGTCCTTGACTCTTGCTGTAGTTCCAGAAGTAGAACCCTTAACTACTTCATTGAAGATGTATGTACCACCAATGGTGATGGTTGAACCATCTGGGAGTTTTCCAAGAGCTGCTGGTGGGTCAATAATAACTCCAGGTGTGGATTTGAAATTGTCACCACCACTCGTAACATAAACATCAGTGACAATACCTGCACTACTGATTGTTGTAATTCCTGTAGCCACATCTTCCGATCCAGGAATAAAGTTGTTGAATTTGTATTGCGTACTACTAAAGAATATATAAGTTTCATCAAATGTTGGATAGATACCAATCCGAATATCTGGATTTGTTCTATATCCAGAACCAGCATTTGTAATAATGACATCTCTGACAGAATCTGAGTTAGCAATACCAACAGTTGCTGCAAATCCAGTTCCACCACCACCTTGTACGGTAATCATAGGTGGTTCTGTATATCCACAACCAGCATTTGTAAGTAGGATTGAATTTACAACACCAGACTTACCTCTACATCCAGGATATTCATAAGAAACAGATGCAATACCTACTGCAGTAGTACCACCAGATGGTGCAGAAGAGAATGCTACAACAGGTGTCTCGCTAAAGTTCTTACCCATGTTGCTGATGAAGACATCATTCACAGCACCCTTAGGACACATCACTACTTCACCTGTCGCACCAACACCAGCACCAATAAGGTGCATGGTTTGGATATAACCTATTTCTGCAATCTCATCATCGATTGCTTCAATACCAGTGTCAAGAACCTCGTCTTCATATCTGAATAGCTCACACTTCAGTTCATAAACATAGTTCTTCTTGAGAGAGTAGAATGGTTGCTCATGTTCTACAAACTTAATCTCGAATATTCTGTCCCCAAGAGGGAAGTAAATAAGGTCACCCTCTTTTGGCCTTTCTGTAATTTTACCTTTAGTTAGCCCCTTAATCATAGGAGCCACATAATCTTCCCACCTCTCTCTTGAAATAGTTAATTCTAGATCATCTCTATTCTCAATACCAAACTTCGATAAGATAGTTCCCTGTCCCGAATAACCCTCATAGGTATTGACGTAAGCCTCTAGAGGTACTGCTGTTGTGAAGTCAGACTCTATTACCTCTCTGATGATTTTATTTGTAGTTGCATACTGACGAGGTAGATAATGTACCTCAATACCATACATCTGAATCTGCTCATTGTACAGACTCTGTAGGAGATTTTGTTCAGGTTTTGAACCGTTAAGAAAGAAGGGATTTAACATGTATTATCACCCGATAAGATCGAGAGGTGGTAATTCATATGTTGTTGGCATAATTTCTCTCAGTCTATCGATTTCAACTTGAGCATCATCATAGATCTGTCTTCCATTAAATTCAATCCCACCAGGTAGTTTGACACCCTGGAACTTAATAAGATTCATTCCCCACTGTCTCTTGACCAGTGCAGTGGCATATGGTTTTAGGAACGAGTCATTCCATACCCTAGTATATTCGACAGGGTTCATGGCTCTCCAACAATCAATAATGATGTATTGATCGGCACGAATTTCCTTCCAGTCAATATCAATATATAACCTATCTTGTCTAATGTTGAACCTAATTTGTTTATGTGTGTTCAGGAGAAAGTTCATCGTCTCCAGATACGACATAGCCATGGAGTATGACAATAGATCAATGGTTCCCCAATACTGGAGATCATTAAGAACCAACTGATATTTAAAACTGAACATATTTGAACTGCTCAGGGATTTAGCACTATCATATTGAAGAATCTTATTGACACCAATTACTGCGGGATCTAATTGAATATAATTACTATTCTCATAATACGTAAATGTGGTTGCAGTTCCTGCAACACTCGTTTCTGTCTGTGTAGTAACAATACCAACACTTCCTACACCTTTACCTGGAGTAGCGGGAGGTATTGCTAATCCTTTCTTTACATCGTCTTCAGTAATTTGATACTTTAAATATGTCTGCACTACACCATCATAGTGCCTCTCTTGCCAAAATTGAAGGGCGTCATCAATTAAGTCCTGAACCTGTTCTTCAGCGACATTGACTTCCAATACAGGAGCACCCAACTGTCTTAGAATGTACTCGGTAAATTCTTGTCTGCTACTAGGCTGCATCTTCGAGACCTATATTGTCTATTTATTTAATAAATCAGTAATAGTATTGAGCATAGATTTAATTTCATCAACATCGGATTGGATGCCGACAACTTCAGACTGAAGACTTTCAAACTTCTGTCTATCAGAATTCAACCTACTTCTACTTGTCACATAGGACTTGTATTCCGTATTATTCTTGTTAATAATAGCACCGGAATGGATGTCTCTAAAATAGCCATCCATCCCTTCTACAGGTAAGTAATCCATTATGCAAACGACAGGGCTCTTAGACTCCTGATCATCGGTACATTCTGCATGTTGGTTGAGGTTCCGATGATCTTGATCCTGAAGGACCTAAAAGATTTAACCTCATCAATGGTAAACGTATATTCCTTATATTCATTGATACGTGGTTCAAGATCGTATGAATCAGTCTTAGGAACTCTGACATCAGGTGTTCCATTGTTTTTAGAGATATCGAGGATTGCTCCGTTAGAATCAATGTTCTTAAATCCGGGGAATGGAACAAAGATTGTCTCTTCTACAGGACCATTTTGATCTAGTGCGTACAACACTCTAATATCATTAAAGTTTGAACAATAAGCGTCAAGTTGTACTTTCAGTGATGTTGCAGGATTCTCAAGAAGTACATTCTTAGAGACATAGAAGAATCTATTGGGATCATCTTCTGTTCCATTCACTCTAAAGTCCTGAACATAATCGGATACAGGTTGATTAACCCTGTTCATTGTATAAACAACAGAAGAGTTGTCAAGATCAATCATAGGACTGATTCTTAAGTTATCAGTCGTCATGGTAAAGACCATGGTGAATGACTTCTTACCTGGGAATACATCACTATTCAACTGGACATCCTCGTTCTGAGGAGAAGCAATCATCATCATACCATCAAAATAGTTCTTATCAAAGATGGTCATCTGCTTGTAACCAGCATCCAAATAAGACTCTTGATTTCCATCAACACTGGCAGAAGTGATTGTTCTAGCCTGAGCGATCAGATTAGTTCCAAGAGGAGTAATGGTCGTGACCTTAGGTGTGATAAGGTTGAATGCTAAGTTGTACTGA